CACCCATTGCAGTCATGCCGATTGCTGCTTTGGCCGCGCTTTTAACACCAAACAGAGCACCTAAAGCACCACCGCCAGTCATAATACCGGCCATGATCAAAAGACCTTTATCTGGGGTTTCAGCAAACGCTTCCCCTAAGGTGATCATATTTTGTTTAGTAGCTGTCATGTCGGTACCGATCATTGCCTGCAGCTTATCGCCCATTGCAAGACCGGTGAAGAAACCACCTATGCCAAAGCCGAGCGCAGCGAGTCCAACGCCCATTCCAACGCCTTTGGCGCCAACCGCAACCCCAGCAGCCAGAGCTTTCTTCATACTTCCTTCTGGCTTAGCACCTGCTACAGGCGCAGAGCCAGCACTACCTCCGTAAGCGGAGCCCTCCGTGCTGTCGCGCCGTGCTTCTAAGTCGTCGAGTCTGTTTTGCTCCTGCTTTAAGGACTCACTTTGAAGGTGTTCGTGTATATTGCCGATAATGTGATTATTCTCAGCAGCAATATAATTAGACTCCCTCATCTCCTCGACTAGTGTTGCGATTGTCATTTATCATTGACCCTTTCGTTTAGACCTTTCGGTTCGCTCTTTTATATCTTCTATCAACATTGTGAGATAGATCTCCCTCTCCCAAGGCATCATCATTTCAACTTCCTCGAGCGAATAATTGTAATTATTCATAAGCTGGAAATTAACTTGATAATAATTGGCCAAGTTATCATGGGAGAGGTTGATTAAAAAAAATCATCCATCCCCTTTAAAGTTCTCACATTCTCATGGCCACAGCTACTACAAGTATATTCAATATCTTTGTATACAAATGGTATACCGTTAATGAATGATGCTATCTTCTCGTATTGAGATGTAGTCATCGACTCGATGAACGCTACAACATCCTCTCTCGGTTCAACCTTCAAATCAATCCGCTCTTCGTCAGTAAGCACAGAATCCATACAGATCAAGATCAACTCAAAAATAATTTCCGCTTGAGTTTTTGCTTGTGACAACGCATCATTATCCAAAAATTCTTCATATGTTGGGTAACGCATTTTAATAGTAATACTTGGACTCAGTTGTACAGTAGGATCTACTACTGGGTTAGCAATAGTTATTCCCTCAAGATCTACCTTTGTTACGTTGTCCGCGTTGCATTCAGAGCACGGTAACTGAATCTCAATTGTCTCGCCCACAGACTTGGAACGTATCATAGTAAACAAGTAATCCACGTCAAATGTAGTTAGGTGAGCGTCTAGATCAACTTCAACGCACGCTCTAATAGTCCGCGTGATTGCTCTAAGCAAGTCTTTACGATCCTGCGTCTCGAGCGCAATTAATAAGTTCTTTTGTTCCTTCACTAAAAACGGACGGTATGTTACCGCCTGTCCAGTTGAAGGGATAGTCACTTCATAACTCGGTGTCGAGTTTAATATCGGTAATGCCATTGTATAACCCTATTGTTAAATGTCGAATTTCAAACCACGGTTCAACGTTGATAATAAATCTTTCTTGACAGTCCAGTTTGTATATGAGAACTGCACTGACATTTCAACCAATCCATCAGGTTCGTTCGATAGTTGAATTGAAGATAAAGATGTTGGAAACGCTTGATTCAACTGAACCGTGTATATAGCNTTGGCGAAGAAGTCGAATCCAATGTTAAAAATACCACCAATGCTTATTTCCTTACTGTACTCTTGACCGAGGATACCCGACCCGTCGGGCTTACGTAACTGGTGGATGGTAACTCTTTTAGCGTAATCTTTCTTGTATCCAACCTCGCCACGCTTTTCATCCACCATCAACTTACGCCACTCATCAAAGTATAACTTGGTATTATAATCATTCAAGACGTAGAACGTCATTGTGACGTCTTCTACCAAGAACCCATCAACGACCTTCTCGTTGAACAGGCCAATCGTTAGATCTTTGGTAGTAATCTGTTTACCTGGTAGCGTTACACTCTTACACATTAGGTTGAGTGTCCGCCCAGTGAATCTACCGATGTTGGGTAGCTCAACAGCAAACTGATTAGTCATCGCTAGGCCGTTTGCTCTACTGACCTGCGTTTTTAGTTGTTCTATACTAGCCATTGATCATTCTCTTGCTGTCGCTGTATACTTTAAAGTTATTTGCTTTGCGGAAATCTGCTGTTGGCAGAAAAGTAGCAATCTCCCACTCAGGAGCAGGAACTAGCGCAAATTGACCTCGTACATGAGTGTTTAAATAATGTTTAACACACGGCTTGAAATACTTTAACTTCGCTGATGCTGCTAGCAACTTATAAGATGCTTTGAATCTTGTTGAGTTAGTAAACTTCTTATCTGTTGTAATATCCATTAATCCGTCAAGTAGCTTAGCTCTCAGCGCTGGGGGAAGATAATGCAAATTCAGTCCCAGGAACCCACCCTCAGCTGGACCAATAACCACCACTAGTGGAAACGCATCATAATAAGGCAAAGTGTCTTTGTGCTTAGGATCATAAAAGAACATATACATCGAGCCGATCACTTCACTGCCCTTAGGCTGTAGTGGATCGGTCTTCATCAGCTGCTCGCGATTGATACTACGCATGTTCTTGATTTTATTCATGAACCACTTACGCGACTCTTGTGTTCGCGGCGTAATACCAGCACGGAATGCTTCTATCTCCAGCTTGTTAAAAAGATTAGACACTAGTGTCTCCGCGTTGAAAATTGTAATTGTATTTATAACTATTTTTTAGGTTTCTTTCTCGAGAACTTTCTCATCGGCTTCAACGCAACTCTGCCTTTAGGCTTCTGAGTGGATTTTGGCATAATACCAAAAGCCGTCAATTCTTTCTCGGTCCATATCTCAAAATGCCATCCTCGATTGAGAGCATACTCTTTCGCTGCGTGCCATTTCGACTGGTTCTTAATATAAGTCAACCCCTCGCTCAGTAACGTTTGGCGACGTTTGCCCTGTTTATTCTCTGGCTTGACGGTTTCTTTGAATGGCTTAACTTCTACCAGAATCTTCTTGCCATCACTGAACTCTATAGCAAAGTCCATAAAGTATCGATGAGGTCTCTTGTCTGTCTGGCAAATGTATGGGATAACAACTTCCTCAGAAGCCCAAGCGACTACGTTGGAGTTATCATCGCACCACTTACACACATGCCTTTCCCACATTGAACGATATATAACGTTATCAGCATCCCCAGCATACTTGGCTGGGTTCTTAGGCTTGTACCTACCTTTATATGTCTTCATTGTTTATTTTTGATTATAAATAGTTAACAAGTATTTATAGCGAGGTCTATCATGGCATTAGAAGCTGAAACTAACACAAGCACGCCGCCAACAGAAGTTGCTGATGAAACAGCTGCACAAGAACAAGAAATTCTGGATAAAACGGCGACGGGATCTCTTAGTGACGACGATATCCTAAGTGGTCCACTGAGATACCCTATCGAAAACGTTGATAGGTATCAGGGGTTTATTAAGTTTAGTCAATATGAAATTGAGGCACCTACATTTGGTGAGGCTACCGCGCAGGCGTTAAAAGATGGGGTAAGTTCGTCGACTGAAGCCGTTTCAGCGGCATCATCCGCAGCTGAGGAAAGCTCTGGTGGTTTCTTCGACGCTATAGGCGACGCCTTTGAAGCTCTAGTTGACGTGTTCACTGGGAAAGATGACGATAATGTTGACACTAACATCAGTGGACAAGATCCCAGCCAAGATCAGGCTATTACGTCACGGCGCATGATAGGCAAGGGGGATCCCATTACTCTGTATACCCCAGTAGCGTTAACGTTCAACGATAACTTGCAGTATGACAACCCTAGCTTGGGAGTGGTAGGAGCAGCTATGGGTGAAACCATGGTTAGTCAAGGTGGAGGTCTATTGAGCGCACTTGACACAGCTGTAACGCAAGGGTTTAAATCGGTGTCAGACACTTTCTCTGGTAGCGCTAAGACTGGAGATTTGGCGAGACTAGCATTGATAAGAGGGCTAAGTAAGGTCCCTGGAGCTGGTAATGTCCAAGAAGGGGCTTCTATTGCTGCCGGAGTAACTATCAATCCAAACCAACGTTCTTCGTTCAAAGGCGTAAATTTACGAGAGTTTAGTTTCCAGTTTAAGTTCATCCCTAAGTCTAAAGAAGAGTCCAAGGTGGTAGAAGATATCATACGGAGATTTCGCTTTGCTGCATATCCCGAGACTCTGGATGCTAGTGGCTCTGTGGACGTTGGTGGCGAATCCGTAGGCGCTTCTGTTGCACTAGGATACAAGTTCCCAGATCTGTTTGATATCCAAATTAAGTATAAAACTAAAACGGGGGAAGTTCAGGTGGGGCACAAATTCCTCAAATGCTTCTTGAAAAACATTGCTACCAACTACAACCCGGGTTCGATGGCGTTCCATAAAGATGGTAAGCCGGTAGAAATCGATCTAACGTTAAACTTCATTGAAGAGAAAACGCTGGACCGTCGTTCTATTTCACAAGGATACTAATATGCCATACTTCAGCTTCTTTCCGAAGACTCTATACTCATTTGGCGATGGTAAGGTTGCTCGCGCTCAAAATCTTGCTGCTTATGCTCAGATTATGGATGACATTAAGAACAATGGAGCGTTTTATCAGCAGTACCACATCATAACGGGCGAGCGCCCAGACCAGGTGGCTTTTAAGTTATATAAAGACCCACACCTATATTGGGTTTTGTTTATGATCAACGATAATTTGCGGGAAAAGGGATGGCCATTGAATCAACAGGAGGTTCTCCAGAAGGCAAAGAAAGACTTTCCCGACTACACTATCCACACTCATGATGTAATTCACGATAAGCTACTTGTAGGAGAGACTATCCACTGCAATAGATCAGGTCTTCGCGCGGATATAATTTACCGTAACCTCAAGTTAGGGGATATCACGGTGACTAATCTCAGAAAGCTGCAGGACGGGCAATATGTTCCTGTTGCCTTTTCTCCGAATGATATAGTAGACGGAGACCTAATTACCTCCGTTGAAACAAACGAATCTATCACTGCGGAATACTTTACGCCGGAACATCTAGCTGCACGCTACCATAGTATAGATGGAGAGTTAATTGACTATCTACCGTTTACCGGAGAAGGTCAAAACCAGGTTAGAGTAACCAACCTAGAATACTACGTACAAGAAAACGATAAACTCAAGGAGATAAACGTCTTGAAACCCGCTGTGGTTAATAGAGTGGTATCCATGTTTAACCAAGCTGTGAGTTCATAATGGGTAATTTTGCTATTGAGAAAGCTACCGCTATATTGATAGAGAGTGTAGTACTGCAGAGTCCATCTAACCCAATTCAGGTAGATATAAAGAACGTTGTTTCGGATATAGACATTTTCGAGCATATTGATAAGCCGTATGTCTCAGCAGTTCTTTCGTTCACTGATGGTGACAATATAGTATCGGCTCTCAATATCAGTGGAGCTGAAACAGTAGACATCGTATTGAAGGCTAATACTGTTGTAGCGGTTCCTGTAGAAATTCAATTCTATATCGATAAGGTGATCACGGCAGCTAAAGGTAACGAGACTAATGAGCTAGTAGCACTGCACTTGACTCAGACCGTTAATTACCGCTCTAACCTACAAAACGTCAACAAGGCATACAGCGGTAAGCCAACAACGATTATGGCTAAGATAGCGTCTGAGTTCCTAGATACTACTATAAAGGCTAGTACAGAACCTCCTCAGAAAATGAAGCTGATTGTTCCTAATCTTACTCCACTTAACGCTATGTCTTGGATTAAGAACAAGATAAGCACTGAGAAGGGTTACCCGTTCTACTTGTATTCGTATTTGGGTGGTGAAGAGCTATTCCTAGTAGATCTTAAAACAATGCTGGAAAAGCCAGCAATCAACGAGGGCGCTCCGTATACCTTTACCGAATCCGCTATACCTTCCCCTGACGAGAATTTCGATGACACTTCTCGTAGACGGATAATCATGGATTACCAAGTTAAAGACACCGACAACCTGTATAGTTTGATAGACCGCGGTCTTATTGGTGCTACCCATCAATTCATTGACGTAACCAATAACGAAGTTGTTAACCATAAACACAACATGATCGATGTTACCGATACATTGGTTGAGGATGATTTAATCAAAAAGAATCCGCTGTTTAGTTTATACTTCGAGGATAACGGTACGCCGTATGGCGAGATTCAGAGTCGGCATATATCTCAAATAGCGAGCACTCAAGCATTCGAGGGATTTGATTCATATAACCAGAGTGAAACTGTAGGTCAATATAAATTGAATTCTACTCAACAAGCAATGGTTGGATTAATCAGAAAACAACCACTTAGTATTATTGTTAACGGTATCGATTTTTTACAGATAGAGGGTAACAGTACTATAGGTAATAAGCTGGAAGTTATGTTTCCAGCCAATTTAAATGATGAAGGTAAGAGCTCTGACCGCTTTGACAAAAAGAAATCAGGGAACTACTTAATATACTCAGCTAAGCATTCTATTTCTAGAGATGCATATACTATAGCTTTGACGTGCGTTAAAATATCAAATGGTGATGTATGATACCCAAGACTTATGTTGATTTTTATGGTGACTCTGTACGTTGGTTTGTGGGTCATGTTGTAGATGTTGAAAAGGATCCGCTGAAAATTGGTCGCGTTAAGGTTAAAGCGCTCGGCGTATACGATAATATTGACGATGAACACTTACCGTGGGCCCAAATAACAGTTCCTGTGACGGCTGGTATACACAAAGGCGTAGGACAGAATCTAGGTATAGTAAAAGGTACACAGGTATTTGGAATATTCCTAGATGGTCAAAACTCACAGTTACCTCTTGTGCTCGGTTGTATTCCTAAAAAGGAAGACACTAATTCTAAGGCGTTGGATAATTATCCACTCAATAAAGTATACGAAACTGAATCTGGACATTATAAGGAATATGATGATACTAAGGATAAAGAGCGTATACGTGAGCAACATAAAAGTGGAACCTACTACGAATTACGAGCTGATGGCTCACGCGTGACGGTGGTAAAAAAAGATGATATTCTATTAGTTAGTGGAGATGTTACTATAATAGTACAAGGTAACGCATCTATCAGTTGCGTTAATGATGTGACACTAACCGCTAAGAATGTTGATATCAACGCTAGCGAAAATATAAAATTAAACTCATAGGTGAATTGTGGATAGTGATAATCTGGTGGAGAAGATCGTACCCGAACCCCCCCAAACGGAGTTTAAGTTCACTACACCTGAAGGTTTAGCTACGCTTGGCGAGCTGGGATTCGATACTGCGGCGCTTACGATTGAAATCCAAGTGCCCTGTGATAGTTTACCAACTAAAGCTGATCTAACCAATGCGTTCAACCAGATAGCACAGATACCTGCAAAACTTAAACAGCAACTGATAGAGCGGGCAGCTGAGCTTCAAGCAGAAGTCGTCGAACAAATAAACGCTCTGATAAAAGATATCGAAGAGTTGATGGATATGTTTGCCGACGTGTTATCTCCCTATTGGGAAAAAGGTAAGATCCGCAATTGGCAGAAAGAAGCTAAAGACTGTTGGGATGAGTTGATACAAGAGTACCACATTTATATCCCAGTAAAAATACTGGAGTTAATTAGTGAGCTTATTCCTATAGACTTCAATATCAACATACTTGGTATTGAAATAGATTTACTTAAAATATTTACGCAGGAAGAACAAGACCGAATCAAAGCACAGATTCTTGAAAAGATCCCAGAGCTACCTGAGCCCTTTACTGATTTGTTTAACGGAAGATGGCAAACGAAATGCGATGAGTGGAGAGCCAAGTATACTTGGCAGTATATCAAGAGTGAGATAATGGATTGGCTCAATAATGCTCTATGGAAAGCGTTCGCAGAGCTGATTAAAGAGTTTAAAGAAATATGGGACGAATTAGGCTTACCCGATCTACCAGCGTTGCTAGACTTTGACCTCGAAACCTTCATTCAGGAGCAGATAGAATTACTCGAGCAGAAAGCGCTTGAGAAGCTCAAGGAGATCNAAGACCAAATTGAAGCAGTGGTAGGTGACATAGAAAATGCTGNAGCGGACGTAGAAAATGCTGTGCAGAATATTGAAAACAAAGTAGAAAATGCTGCCCAGGATATTGAAGACAAAGTAACGGACAAATTAAAGCAGCTGGAGGAAGACCTGAAAAACTTCAGCGTAACTGGGTATATTATCAGTGAGCTTGAGCAGGTAGAGATCTTCGGCAAGAAACTTATAGACATTATAGGTGGACCTATTAACGAGAATGTCAAGTCTGGAGAAGAGCTTATTGCAGATCTCATGAGACAGGCTAAAGAATGGTTCGCTCAATGGCAAAAAGAGTTGATAGCTCAGTGGATCAGGAAGGTTAAGGAGTTTTTGGAAGCTATAGGTTTGGATAAGCTGCTTGCGTTGTTAGATCTCAACTTTTGCGACGTATTAAAACTGATTGGTATACCAACCACCTTCACTTTAACGGTATAAATAAAGAAAAAAGAGTTTAACACGATTATGGCAAAAGCATTTTCTATCGAAGATGGTAACTTGTTGAATAAGCCGATCGTCGCTAGTAGATCTAGAACCTACAAAGACGTCGATTGCTCATTCGAGAAAAGACCTTCGGGTGACGTTTACAAAAAGACTGACGCAGCTGCTGTTAAACAGTCTGTGCGTAACCTGTTGCTTACCAATAGAGGAGAAAAGCCGTTTCAGCCATACTTTGGTTCTCGGCTGCAGCGACTGATATTCTCTCTGGACACCGAAACCGATGAGAGTGATGTTGAGCAAGTAATACGAGAAGCAATCGATAACTATGAGCCGAGGGCAAGAGTGTCAAAAGTAAGTGCTAAATTTTCACCAGATTATAATTCTGCTAATGTTACTGTCGAGTTTAGAGTCGTTAATACGCTCCAAGATGTTACAGTGACAGTAACTGTTGCGAGGCTACGATAAATGTCGATATCAACATCCGACTTAGATTTTGAGAAGATCAAAACTAAACTAAAGACTTACTTTAAACAAAGCGACGAGTTTGCTGACTATGATTTTGAGGCAAGTGGCTTATCCAATATTCTAGATGTGCTGGCATATAATACACACATCAATGGATTGACTGCCAACATGGCAATCAACGAGTCTTTCCTGTCAACTGCACAGCTGCGTTCTTCTGTACTACAACACGCTGAAGCGCTTGGGTATTATCCGAAGTCGTCTACGGCAGCGACAGCATACCTAAACGTCACAGTGGAAGCTCCAAGTGGACCGAGCAGAATTGTAATGCCCGAATATACCCAATTCCGAGCGGACGTTGATGAGGTGTCGTATATATTTCGAACCGTTAATAATGTATCAGCCCCGAAGGTTGAGGGCACGTATACGTTCGACGTTGAAGTTAAGCAAGGCGAGCCGAAAGCAAGAACCTTTGTGGTTGGTGCTGAAGATGACGATCAGGTATTTGTTATCCCAGATGAGAATCTAGACAGCTCGACTGTAGTGGTTAAGGTATTTGACAATTTTAATACTGTAAACTATACACCATACGTTAATATCGATCGCGCGCTAACCGTTAATGAGGAATCGACGGTATATATGCTGCGAGAAGTTGCTAATGGTCACTATGAGTTATTCTTCGGTGACGGTAACGTGTTAGGTAGAGCTCCTGTAGCGGGAAATAAAATCAGGGTCGAGTATATATCGACTAAAGGGGCTGCTGCTAACACAGCTTCACAGTTTGAGGGCAGCTTGTTGTTGGTTAATGGCGTTGAATATCCCATTATTGTCAACTCTGCAGTAGAAGCGGCTGGTGGATCCAGCAAGGAATCTACCGCGTCAATCAAGAAAAATGCCCCAGCACTTCACACTACCCAAAAGAGATTGGTTACCGCACAGGACTATCAAACTCTCATCAAATCGACGTTCTCTCAATATATATCAGACGTTGTTGCTTGGGGCGGTGAGGATAACGACCCACCAAAATATGGAGCAGTTTTTGCCTCTTTGAAATTCAAAGATGGTTTGAGCAATCTGGCCCAGCAAGAAGTCAAGCAGATTATTAAGGATCAATTAACATCTAATATATCGATAATGTCCATAGATACAGAATTCGTGGATCCTAACATAGCCTTTCTTGAGTTGACCGTACAATTTAATATTGACGCGTCAAAGACTAGCACTACAGCTCAATCGCTAGAAGTAAAAGTCAGCCAATTGGTCCAAGATTATTTCTCCGAGAATTTAGAGACATTCAACACATCATTTAGACGGTCCAGATTACTGTCCCGTATCGATGACTTCTCTCAGGCTATCCTCAATTCTAGAGTTGATGTTAAGATGCAGCAGCGTATTTCAAATACAGTCGCTGGCATACCACATGACTATACGCTAACATACCCAGTAGTGCTAGCGTCTCCAGATAAGGACACNCACGTTATTACATCATCTGTATTCACNAGTAATGGTCAATCTGTCTTAATTAAGAACGAGCTTGGCTCCAACAGATTGCAATTGTTCAATACGTCGAATGTCCCTATACTGTTAAACGTAGGGTATTACAATAGTGCAACAGGTACGGTGAATATTAACGCTCTAACTATAGATCAAAACTCTACAATAAAGGTCAGCGCTGTACCAGCAAACCCGAGTACCATTTCGCCACCAAGGAATTTCATTCTTTCGTTAGACACGGCCGCTCTTAGCGTTACTGGTAGAAGAGAGGATATATAATGTCTGTGTTCAGAAATAATACTAGACGACTTTCGACTAAGTTTCATCGTAGTATCGTTTCTCACATATTGCCGGAATTTTATGCTCAGGAGTATCCAGCTCTAATTTCATTCCTCGAGACTTATTATCGGTATACCGGTGAGGAATCAGTATCATTCGATGATACCATTCGTGGATTGTTTGATATTCGTGATATATCATCCACTTCTTTAGAGTATTTGGATTATATATTATTCGAGATCGGTGATGGGTTAGATAACACTCAGTTTGGAGCTAACCCTCGGTTAATGACAAAATTGATATCTGCCTTATATAGAGCGAAAGGAACTCAGATATCTGCCGAACAGTTTTTTAAGTCATTCTACAAAGAAAATGTGGGGATTGAATATCCAAAGAGAAACATTTTCATACTTAACAGCCCCAGTCTGATTGGCCCACAGCATCTAGATTTTATTCAGGATGATAAGAAATATCAAATATTTTCTATTCTTATCAAAACAGGATTGTCTCTGTCTGACTATGAGGCGTTATATAAGAAGTTCATACACCCAGCTGGATGGTATTTGTCGGCAGAGGTGGTAACTCAATCAACGGCAAATGTAACCATTGTTCCCGGAGCTCCCGTCGATCCATTGGAGATACCAAATTATCCAATTGTTATGGGTAACGTGGTTGAAATTGACGTTGACCCAGAATATGCTTTACTTACTATGAGAGAAACAGACGTTAATGATGCTGATATTATTATTAGCTCAGTACCTTTGATGTCAACGTATCAGCAAGAATCGTTCCAGTCCTTACAGGATCAGGGGTTCAATACACTAGGGGATTTGGTTGACTTGACTACCCCAGCTACACTTGATGCGTTTTTAAACGCGTCTCATGATTTAACTACCCTCGACGAAGATACTCACAACTAAAGATAAAGAGAAAGAGAATTAAAATGGCTAGACTCATTCTAAATGCCGGGCAAGGAGCTAACGACGGAAGTGGTGATACTCTACGTCAGGCTACTGTTAAAATCAACGATAATTTTGCTGAATTATATAGTTTAGTCTCGCTGGGCGATGGTCTGACCCCTGAAGCGCTATCTTCTCTAATACTCAGCACAGTTAATAATCAACTGGCCACTCCGGGGACAGTCAATATAGCTGGGGATCCCAGCGTTGTTCAATTGGGTGATCGAATAACCCAACACGACTCTATTCTAGTGCAACTACAGGGAGCTGCTAGCAGCACTGATAGCGATATCGCGGTCACTGCTCTTCAAGTAGCTCAGTTAGCGTCTACTCTACAATTGAACCAACAAGAACTGGACGCCATAGCAGCTGCCGTTACGACTTTAGAGAATGCTGAAACGAGCGTCAGTGACTCGGACGTTCAAGCGGCAGTGGCTCTTGC